GTTTGCCCGTCCTGCCATGCCGCAGCAAAAAAGGCAGAGGCGGCTTCCAAACTGAATGCGTACATTGCCGAGAATTTCGGTGCCGAGCATCCGCTTCCCAAGATCACCGGTGTTTCCGAAAAACAGATCGCTTATGCAGAGTCCCTGCGCACCAAGTTCATCTCTTCCGATCTTTCCGGCTGCAACGTAAAGCTTTCCCGATTCTTCGCGGCGGAAGATAAAATCCGGCTCGAAAACATGAGTGAAGAGGGCCGCGCCGCAGCGGAAAAGCAGGCAGAAGCGGAAGGGCTATCCGTTGAAGCGTGGTTCGCGAAAAACCGTCCGGCAATCGTAGCGCGCACTTCCAAAATTAGCTTCGTCGATATCGTGAAGAAGATTGAAGTGATCGTAAATGAATCCAACGCATCGAAAATCATCGACGCACTGCGCTGAGAAGGAGGATCTTACAATGGAAAGCGTAAAAGAAATCACAAGAATCATGGAGGCCGGGCGCGACGCAGGCCGCGCACAGGAACCGATGCGGTTTTCGACGCAGGAAGAACGCAACGCATGGTATGAGAAACAAACGGAAATCCTGGCGAAGGTTATGGCTCCAGTAGGAGACGAACCTTACGATAAGAACTTACAAGGGCATAAGATCGCGGACCGTTTCGCGGATATCCATACATTCGAAATCTACAGGCTTACCAATATCCGATACATTATCGGAGACTTCGAAACGTATGAAGAGTACGCGGCCAACTGCCGGGCGGAAATAGAAGCATGGGCCGATGAACTTCGCGCAGATTTAGAGGAGGAATAAAAAATGATTGCACATCTTTACCGCATCCGTTCTGATTTCCGGAACGTTCCGGATAAAATCATCATCAAGGCCAAGGCAAAGGAAAACTTCCCCGGGACTTGGCTCCACGCCGAAGTTGAACTTCCGAATTTTATCCGGGTGGCCGAAACCGAAGCCGGTGACGGATTCCTTTTCACGCAGGACGAGACGATCACCACGGTTTACATTGAATCGGCGGAACGCTTGGACGGCGACGCAATTAAGGGAACGGTGAGCATCCGCAGCGCAAGCGGACGTATGCTTGCGAAGTGCGTCGCCATGTGGCGATGAGAACAGGGGAGGTTTTTCTAGATGAAATACGCTGGAGAATGGACAGTCCGCGGCACGTTGAAGCATGACGGCCTGTTTACAATTAATGGGCCAGATGATGATCAGCTCTATCTGCCTGTTGGGGCGGAGGGCTGGAAGGATGGATGCAACGCTTTCAATTTAACCACGCGGGAATTTGAGTCGATTCCCGCACACTGGGCGGTTTTTGAGATTGACTTCCCGCGTAGCCGCGCAAATTGGGAGGCTGCCGATGCCGAGTGAGGCCCAAAAGCGCGCCCGCGACAAGTGGGACGCCACAAACATGACGCTGGTAAGCTGCAAGATGCGGCGCGACCTTGCTGACGATTTTAAGTCTGCCGCAAAAGCAAACGGCACAACGCCCAGCGCCTTGATCCGTGGATGGATCGACGGATATATGCAGCAAAACAAGCCCGTGAAGTAATCCGCAGGCAATTTTGAACCAAATTGATACACAACTGAGGCACAAGAAGCCGCAAAAAGGCCCATACTGAACACATCAAAGGAGTGTTCGGTATGGGCTTTTCTTATTTTAATCCAAACCCCGCCGGGCTGAAAGTCGGGGACTGCACCGTCCGGGCCATCGCAAAGGCGACCGGGAAGAGCTGGGACGAGGTGTATATCGGATTGTGCCTGCAAGGACTCATCATGGGAGATCTGCCGAGCGCAAACAGCGTATGGAGCGCTTACCTCCGGCAGCAGGGCTTTACCCGGAACGTAATCCCGAACACGTGCCCGGACTGCTATACCGTCGCGGATTTCTGCGCAGATCATCCGCGCGGCGCGTATGTGTTGGCGTTATCAAGCCACGTTGTGTGCGTGGAGGATGGGACGTTTTTTGACACGTGGGATTCTGGGAGTGAAATTCCACTGTTTTATTGGGCAAAGGAGGAAACATGATGTTTGGACAACAGCCGTATGTGTATCAGCAGCCGATTTACAATCAGCCGCCCATGCCGCAGATGCAGGAGCCGCAGATGCAGATGTGTCCGCAGTACCAGCCCGCGCCGCAGATACCGGCCTACCAGCCGCAGCCCCAGCAGCCGCAGAATCAGTCGATCATCTGGATTCCGAACGAACAGGCCGCAAACGACTTTATCGTCGCGCCCAACAATGCCGTTACGCTTTGGGATATGAATGCGCCGGTCGTGTATGTGAAAAAGGCAGATGCAAGCGGCAAGCCGACCATGACGACCTACGACCTTGTAGAGCGTGCGCAGGCCGCGCCAGCGCCCGCAGCGCCGCGAAAAGACATGAGCGAAGAATATGTGACCCGCAGGGAGTTTGAAGAGCTGGTAGCCAAGCTGACGGCCCCCAGCGTAAGACCGGCGAGAAAGACAAAGGAGGCTGAAAGCGATGGCTAACCCCCTGTTTCAGGCCCTCGGCGGCGGGCAGATGCCCGGCCAGATGGGGCAGTTTCAAAATATGGTGCAGCAATTCCGGCAGTTTCAGCAGACGTTTCAGGGCAACCCGAAAGCAGAGGTCGAAAAACTGGTACAGAGCGGGAAAATCACGCAGCAGCAGCTGAATCAAATGCAGCAAATGGCTGTGCAATTCCGGCAGCTGCTCGGATAAAATGAATCTTAATTCGTGGCCACGATTGAGATAAATTTCAAAATCTACGAAAGGAGAATTTTATGAGTCTTACTGATGGCGGCATTCAGCCGACTATGCCCGTCCAGCCTGCCAATAACTACGGCGGCGGTATGGGGATGTGGGGTGATAACTGGATCTGGATCATTGTGCTGTTTTTGTTCGGCTGGGGACGCAACGGCAACGGCTGGGGCGGCAATGGCAGCGGCGGCGTGATGGACGGCCGATTTCGCAAGTGTTGAGCGTAAACTTGACAGTATGGCAAACGGCATTTGCGATTCCACGTTTGCCCTGAACAATGCCATTACTGGCGGCTTTGCTACGACCACGCAGGCCCTCAACAGCGGTTTCCAGAACGCCGAACTTTCTCGTTGTAATCAGCAGGCCGCGCTTATGCAGCAGCTGAACAACATGGCGATGCAGGCACAGGAGTGCTGCTGCGAAAACCGCGCTGCAATCGCCCAGGTGCGCTATGACATGGCGACGCAGGCGTGCGACACCCGCAACACCGTGCAGAACACCACCCGCGACATCATCGACGCGATGAACTGCGGCTTCCGCAGCATCGACCAGCGTCTGACGGCACAGGAGCTTGCGGCGAAGGACGCGAAGATCGCCGAGCAGAACCAGCAGCTCTTCGGCTACCAGCTGGCAGCATCGCAGGCGGCGCAGAACAATTACCTTGTTTCCACGCTTCGCCCGAGCCCCAGCCCGGCCTATGTTGTCGCGAATCCGTACTGCTGCAACAGCGGTTACAACTACGGCTGCGGCAACTGCGCGTAACAACTCCACATCGTAGAGCTTTTTCGTGGCCTCACGAAAATGATCG